AATACGAGGTGGCTCAGCGACTGTCCACTTCCCAATCTGGCACCAAGAAATCGAAGACATCTTAGTCCTAAAAAATAATAAAGGAACTGAAGATAACCGAGTTCGTAAGTTAGATTATAGTATCCAAATTTCTAAACTCTTCTATGAACGTTTCATCCAAAACGGAGAAATCTCACTCTTCTCTCCACACGACGTTCCTGGTCTGTATGATGCTTTTGGCACTGATGGATTTGATGCACTATACAATGATTATGAATCAGATCAGTCTATTCCAAGAAAAACTATCGGTGCTCAAGAACTCATTATGGACCTCTTGAAAGAGAGGGCAGAAACTGGTAGAATCTACATTATGAACATTGACCACTGCAATTCTCACTCATCCTTTGTGGATAAAGTTGAGATGAGCAACTTGTGCCAAGAGATTACACTTCCAACTAAACCTTTGCAGCATATTGATGATACTAGTGGTGAAATTGCTCTTTGCATTCTTAGTGCTATCAATGTTGGTAAACTCCGTGACCTTGAAGATCTTCAGATTCTTTGCGATCTTGCTGTTAGGAGTCTTGATGAACTTATTGATTTTCAACAATATCCCATCAAAGCAGCAGAAATTGCAACCAAAGCAAGAAGATCACTTGGAATCGGTTACATTGGACTTGCACACTATCTTGCCAAAAATGGTTGGGACTATGAAGAACCTCAAGCATGGAAACTCGTTCATGATCTCACAGAAGCATTCCAATACTATCTGATTCAGGCAACCGTCAATCTTGCGAAAGAAAAGGGTGCTTGTGGATATAGTGATCGCACCAAATATGGTCAAGGAATTCTCCCGATTGATACATACAAGAAGGACGTAGATGAGATTGTGCCAAATGAGCTTCACTATGATTGGGAGGGTCTTCGGGCACAAGTACGGCAGTATGGTGTTAGGAACTCAACACTGTCCGCACAAATGCCTTCAGAGAGCAGTTCCGTTGTGTCAAATGCAACCAATGGAATCGAACCACCTAGAGGATTCTTGTCCATTAAAAAATCAAAACAAGGACCTCTTAAGCAGATTGTTCCGCAGTATAATACACTGAGGAACAATTACACATTGCTCTGGGATATGACTTCCAATAAAGGTTATATCAATATCGTTGCAGTAATGCAAAAGTTCTTTGATCAGGCAATTTCTGGTAACTGGAGTTATAATCCTAAGCATTATCCAAACAATGAGATACCTGTGTCTGTAATGGCACAAGATCTTTTAACTACATATAAGTACGGTTGGAAAACCAGTTACTACCAAAACACATATGATATTAAAACTGATGAGGTAGATGAAGAATCTACCGAATCACTTGATACTTTAGTTAGTCAATTAGAAGCAGCAGAGGAGGAAGACTGTGAGTCTTGTAAGATTTAAAACAAATAAAGAGGAGCGTTCAGTGGTCGATTCTATGACCGTATTTAATTCTGAAGAAGTTGATACTAAAAAGCAACCAATGTTTTTCGGTAAACCTCTTGGAATTCAAAGATATGATTCTTACAAGTATCCAATTTTTGAAAAACTAACTACTCAGCAACTTGGTTATTTTTGGAGACCTGAAGAGGTCTCTCTTCAGAAAGATCGTGGAGATTATCAATCACTACGACCTGAACAAAAGCATATCTTTACCAGTAACCTGAAATATCAGGTTATGCTTGATTCTGTGCAAGGGAGAGGTCCTGGTATGGCATTTGCTCCATACTGCTCTCTTCCCGAATTGGAAGCATGTATGAAGGTTTGGGAGTTTATGGAGATGATTCATAGTCGTTCCTACACCTACATCATCAAGAATGTATATTCAAATCCATCAGATGTTTTTGATACTATCCTCAAAGAGGACCGTATTATGGAACGTGCAGTCAGTGTGACACAAGCATATAATGATTTCATTAATCATGCACATCAGTATGATAATGGAAATGATTGGATGCACGCATTAGAGCAAGTTCCCACCGCACTAGAAGGAAGATATGAACTCAAACGCAAACTCTATAGAGCAGTTGCAAATGTTAATATTCTTGAAGGTATTCGCTTTTACGTATCCTTTGCTTGCAGTTTTGCTTTTGGCGAACTCAAGCTTATGGAAGGAAGTGCAAAAATCATCTCTCTCATCGCAAGAGATGAAAATCAACACCTAGTTATTACACAAAATATTCTGAAAAATTGGATGAACGGTGATGATCCTGAGATGAAGAAAATTGCTAAGGAAGAAGAACCTTGGTTAGTTCGCACTTTTGAGAATGCTGTAAATCAGGAAAAACTTTGGGCAGAATATTTGTTTAAAGATGGATCTATGATTGGTCTAAATGACAAACTGTTACAGCAGTATGTCGAATGGATTGCTAATCGTAGAATGAAAGCAATCGGACTTAAACCAATCTATGACATACCAGCAAAGAATAACCCACTCCCCTGGACGGAACATTGGATTTCGTCAAAGGGTCTCCAAGTGGCTCCACAAGAAACAGAAGTCGAATCTTACATTGTCGGAGGAATCAAGCAAGACGTTACCAAAGATACCTTCGCAGGATTCTCTCTGTAAAGGTAATTGTAAATGTAATTGTGTAAAAACTGAAGATGCTTTAGAAGCATATAAAGAAGCAGCAAAAGCAGATGATTATCTGTTTGGAGAATACAATGGATATGAAGCATATGAGGAGGGTCATTAAGACCCTCTTTTTTTATAAATATCCTTATAAAGGGTAATTTAAGAATTAAAATGAAATCTTTATCTCAATCAGAATATGGAGAACTTCGAAGTCTTTATGAGAGTGTATATGCTCCTAAGTTCGAAAGTATCTTAGATGAGTTTACTGATGAAGATCTTGATGATCTTACAGATGAGTATATTGAAGAACAAGTGACAGAGTTTTTCCAAGAGTGTTTGGAAGAAGGATTTGATATTGAAATTTTAGAAGAAACAATTTGTGAGTCGATTGATTCTGAATTGGAACTTTTGAGTGAAGTAACTAATCCTGCAAAAGTTGCAGCACTAAGAGCAAAGAATAAAGCTGCAGCAGCTGCTGGTGAAGGTAGTGGTGATGCCGGTGCCAAAGCAAGAGCAACTTTGAATGTCAGTAAGCAAAAAGTTGGAAGTGCTTCTCCCGAAAAGAAATCATCAAAACTTTCTAAAATCAAAGGTGCGGTCAAGAAAGTAGGAAAGGCAGTACAAGGTGGTGTAGGACTTGCTGCAAGGGCAGTGAGTACGGCACAGAGAGCAGGTAGTGCAGTTAAGAGTGCTGCTAAGAAAGGATATGAGAGAGGTAAGAAAGGTTCTGGTAGTGGGTCTTCTACAGGTTCTTCATCTCCTTCATCATCTTCTTCGAGTGGTGAGTCTTCCACATATTCTTCAACTCCTTCATCATCTTCTTCCAGTGGTTCTGATGGAGGTTCATCATCAGGTACATCAGCAGCACCTAGAAAAAGAAAAGATGGTCTTCTGAAGAGAGGACTAAAGAAACTAGTTAGAGGCGTTTCTAAGGGTGTTTCTGCTGCTGCAGGAGCAGTTAAAGCAGGTGCCGATTCAATTACCAATAGAGCAAGGAAAGAGCAAATGAACTATAACGACGTTGCAACAATTCAAGAACTTTACAATCAAATGTATGCACCTCAAGATGTTGAGGAAGTCTACAAAGGCAAGCACGGTCAGTCAGATAAAGAATATGCTGATTCCCGTTCTCAGGGTGGTAAGATGGTCTCCGGAGACTCTAAGCAGTCTGGTGCCGAATACACTCACGGTCGTAGAGTCAAGGCAGCAAACCCTGGTATGCAACCTGATGTAGGTGGTAAGACCAAGCCTAAGTCGCAAGGTAAGATGGATCGTGGCACTCGTGCAGATATTGAGTATCGTAAAGCAAACCTCAAGAAAGAGGAACTAGAAGCAACCGGATTGTTCTCTGAAATGGAGATCGAAGCAATCATGGAAGCAGAAATGATTGATGAGAACCGTGCTGCTATGGGAAGGATCAATAAGGAGTATCATCGCAAGAAAGAAGCAGAATCGATGGCGTCGAGAACCAAATCTTCTAAGGATAAAAAGGCTGCGCCAACCAATCGGAAGAATGATAACCCAATGTATGACCCGAGTGTAAATACTCGTGCGAAGAACTTCAAGTTTACTGGTGAAGAAGTAGAAGTTGATGAAGCAATGAGTTCTTATGATCGTAATCGTAAGAGAGCAGCAGAAAGAGCAGCAGCAAGAAATGCCGCCAGAGATGCCGGTAAGACTGGTGTAGTTCCTGGTGTCGGTTATGTGACCCCCAGAAGGGAGAGAGAAACTTATGTTGACTCTGCAGGCATAACCCGTCATAAGTCTGGTGCTAAAATGCCTAAGGACTGATATAAAACTTACATAATACACAGCAGGGCTTGACACCCTGCTTTTTTATTGCTAGACTAGGTTTGTCTCCATTGAAGATAAATAATAGCTCATTGAGTTCTATAAGATGAGCTATGAAAACCCATGGACTTATGATGGGAAAGTTTTTGACTCTGATGCTATTCATGAGTATTTTGGTTTTGTTTACTGTATTACCAATCAGTCCAACGGACGATCGTACATTGGGAGAAAGTATTTTTGGTCGTTCAGAAAACCTCCTGGAAAAAAGAGAAAAGTAAAACAAGAATCAGATTGGAAAAAGTATTATGGTTCTTGTCCTGAGTTAAAAGAAGATATAAAAAAGTATGGTAAAGAGACCTTCAGTAGAGTTATACTGAGTTTGCATACGACTAAAGGTCTTTGTAACTATGAAGAGACCAAACAATTATTTTTGAATAATGTCTTGAGTGAATCTCTTGACACAGGAGGTCCGGCATACTATAATAGCAATATCCTAGGCCGTTACATGCGGAAAGATTATGGAAATTTTGGAAAAGACACTGCAAGTGACACACGACTGGGCAGTTGATCGAATGCACACTCTATGTGATATGAAAACTGATGACGTGCTAAAATCTGTTGAAGATGCTCATGCTATTCAGTCAGAATTTGCCGAATGGTTAGATCCTGATATTGAGGATCATGAAATTTATTCTCTGGAGTATCTTGGAGAAGATTAATATTTTCTTCTATATACCCTGTGCCGTATGAAAAACAATACTGTTTTTGAAACGGATGTTCTATGTAATTAATTCAATGCTTAAATCTATTCTTGCTTCATTCTGTTTGACAGCATCGGCAGCTTGTGCCTATCCATCAATTACTGAAATTGATAATCCTCCTTCAGTTGATGTTTCCGAAAATGTAGAAGAAGCAATTAAACTTGAAGTGGTTGAAAAAACATGGAAATGTCCCGAATGCAATCCTAATGAGCAGTATGTTTTAGCAGCACTTCAAGAGCATACAAGAATTACTGATCGCAATGCATTAGCAACTATTCTTGGCAATATTAAATCAGAATCAAATTTTCATCCAAATATTTGTGAAGGTGGTGCAAGAGTTTCTTATGATAAATGTTATTCTGGTGGTTATGGATTGATTCAATGGACTTCTATTGGACGATATAAAGGACTTGGTAAATTTGCTGTCAAGTATGATTGTGATCCAAGTACACTTGAATGTCAAACTCGTTATATGATTAATGAAAATATTTTCCAAAGATACCTTCCAGAGTTTGAAGGAACTGGTCGTACAGTAAGACAATATATGGTTCCTGCATATTACTGGTTAGGTTGGGGAATCAAAGGTCATAGAGAACTTTATGCTTATGATTACACTAAGAAAATGGTATTAGTATGATTAAAAAAATTAAATCGGCAATTAAATCCACAGTATCAACACTTAAAAAAGTTTCCACTAAAGAGAAAAAACTTGAATGTGTAGTTGATGATCAAAAAGTCGATTGTGCCAAACTAGAAGCACCCATCCATGAGTGTGATTTTGGTCACTTTAGTCATGGATATAGTCCTTATGGAAATATTCCTTCAGAAAATAGGTACACTTATACTGGTGTTCCTGCACCTGTAAGTATTCCTTATGATCCTTGGTTTGGATCTGCACCAAAATCACAAAAAGCAATTCAGTATGAAGAAAAAGTTGCCGCAGAATCTAAAATTAAAGAAGAGCAAAGAAAAGAAAAGACTCAAGAACCTGAAAACATTCACCAAGTGATGTATGAGAAAGCAACTAAAAATTGGAACACTGTAAAAGAAACTCAAGGTGGTTCTGAGAACTTTCAAGAAGGTTCTGGTGGTTGGAACTCTGGCACTGGTATGGGACAATATCGATGAATAAGGATTGGCGTTACAGTAAGGAAAAAACTGCACTAAGAACTAGTGCTCTTAATATTCTTCTTCATAAATTTGGGAGAGAAATTAATTCTGATGGAACACCAAGATATTCAAATCAAAGTATTTACGAATGTGCCCATGATTGGGTGTCACAAGGTAATGTAAATACTAATGGACTAGTTAAATACTATGAGGCATATTACTCATGAAAAATCTTTTTGCTGCATTAATAGTAGCAATTTCATTTAGTTCTTCGGCAATTGCCAAACCAACTAAAGGATTCAATACTATGGACTCTTTGGGTTGCATGATCTTACGAGAATGCACCGACAATGTTCGAAGAATCACAAGTATCAAGGATATTAAAAATAACTATCCCGACACTGATTATTCTGCTATTAATGTGGAGTTTGACCAGATGTTGGTATCCCTTGATAAAGTCGGAGTTATGGTTTTTTTAGCAGACCAAAAATACTTTCCAGTCGGGCATCGTGGTGTTTATCATACTGTAAGTAACAACTTTTATTTGAATGATGCTTTTATGCATCGACCATCAACACTTATGACTGTTATGCGTCATGAGGGATGGCACGCTGCACAGGATTGTATGGCAGGTAGTATTAAGAATAGTTTGGTTGCTATTATTAAACCAGAAGAAGATGTGCCCAAACTTTGGAGGAGAATGGTAGAAGACACTTATCCAAAACATTCAGTGCCTTGGGAATCGGAAGCAACATGGGCAGGTAAGACTGAAGGTATGACTGCTAAAGCACTCTCTGCTTGTGCTACTGGTAAAATGTGGACCATATATCCTCCCACACCTCTGACTAAAAAGTGGTTGATTGAAAATAACTATATTAATAAATAATAAAATCCTACATAGGAAAACCAGCCAAGAAGAGTTCTGTGAAAAACTCCTTGTGTTATAATGGTAAACTCTTTGTTGGATATTAAAACTCAAGCATGACTAACTTAACAAGAGATGTATTAATCAAAACCATAGTTGCTGAAGAAATGAAAGAATGTGATGGTAATGATTATACAAAACAACTTAAGAATGTCTATCATAAATGGGAACACGAATCAAGTGAAGTTCTTTGCAAACAATATAATAAGATCGTGAATACAAATCTGACAGTAGATGTATTGACACCCTAAATAGAGTTGCCTTACTCTATACTCATGCTCGGAAACAAATCCAAAGCAAAGGTAGAAGAGAAAGACGACCACCATGAAGATAAGAGTGAAGTCCTTGGTAATTTGGTGAAAGTTGTTGTACTTATATGGTCTGCTTCTTTACTTACCTTTAGTTACGTTAGACTTCCTAATGGTCAAAAGATTTTAGATTTTGATCCTACGTTTATTGCATCAGTCTTTTCAGGATCACTTGCTGCATTTGGTTTAAGTCCTGCTAAGAATGGTGGTGCTCAAGCAAAAGCACCTGCAAAAAAAGAACCTGAAGTTGTATCTGCAGTAGAACCCAAGAAATACTAATGCGTAAATCTACTGAGCAAGTTACAGAGCATGTACCGAGTAAGTCTCCTTTTAAAATTGTAGCATTAGTAATTGGTGGAGTTATTGGTATTGCTCATATTGGTGTTTTGGGGCATTTGATTAATGCTAGCAACACAATTAAATACCCAATTATTAATCTTCCTGATGGGAAGTATTCTTCTTATAATGTACAAGTTGGAAAAGATGGGTATAAAATTGAGTATCGTGCAAATGACCCAAAGGTTTTGACCTCTGAAAGGTCAATGAATTTGGATAAGAATAGAAGAGGTCTCTTTGGTGGTGGAAGTGAGCAGAGAAATGAATATCGTCGTGATGAATATACTGCTGAGGGATATCGTAATATGCAAGGTGGAGGTGAAATAAATGCTGAGGGAAAGTCTGCAAAAGATATAGAGTGCATCGTGGCGGACGCTGGAGCACGGAGTCAAGGTGCGATGGCGGGAACTAGTATTGCTGCTGGTGCCATTATTCCTGCGGTTGCTAATATTCCTTATATTGGATGGTTAGCATCTGGATGGGCTCTTATTTTGGGGCAAAAAGTTGGATCTGAAGTTGGATCTGAAGTTGGTAGTGTATTTAATGACTGTTAATGGAATTATTTTTAAGACCACTGAATGATTTTAATGATCCTACTTGGAGTGTAATTATATCTCTTGCCATTCTTTTGGCAGGAGTTTTATATTATGTTGTCTATATACTTCGTATGGCTTCTGATGAAATGAGAAATGAGCGACCTGACGAATAAGGATGCTGAACAAGATTCTAAACTTGCTGTTCTGGAAAGTAGAGTGGAAAGTTTTAGAGAAAGAGTTATTTCTTTAGAGGAACGTATGAAAGAAGTTCCTCAAATGAGTGAATTAGATTCCTTTGCAAGTCGCATTGAAAAACAAAATGATGATCTTAAGAACAGGGTCAGACAACTAGAACGTTGGGTATGGGGTGCTGCTGCAGTCATTGCGGTTGGTGCATTTGTGATTGGTATTGCAGCAAACGCACAGGAGGCAAATCATGGGAGCAATGACCCCACCAAGTCGGAAGAGTTGTTACAACTTCCGAGTTATAGAAATTAATCGTGTTGTTGATGGTGATACTATTGACGTTACTATTGATCTCGGGTTTGATCTATACAAGAAAGAAAGAGTTAGAGTTGCAGGAGTTGATACGCCTGAGAAGAGAACAAGAGATGATGAAGAGAAAGCATTAGGTTATGATGCAACAAATTGGTTAAAAGAAAAATTAGAAGGAGCAATTAGTGGTGATGATGACCTTATTATTCGTACTGAGCTTGTCGGTGGCATGGGCAAGTATGGTCGTTTACTTGGGTGGTTGTACATTGGTGACGCAGAACTCTCCCTCAACGAACAAATGATTACCGAAGGATATGCTTGGGAATATGATGGTGGTACCAAACAAAAGAATTTTGAGGAATTGCGTGAAATTCGTCGTGCTCATGGCACATTAGTTGAATGATATCGACCCTTTACATACTTTTACTTCTTTTCCTTTTAACAACGGGAATGTTGGCAGTGGGAAATAAAACATCAATCAATAGGAAATACTAAAATGCAAAAGTTAGTCAATGTAGTTGCACTACTTTCAGGTCTTGTATCACTATCAGTTCTTGGTGGTGGAGTATATTTGTATTTTAATAAGGATGCAATGATTGAAGATGCAAGAGCAAAAGCAACAGAAGCAATTACTGAAGCAATTACTGAGGCACTTCCTGGAATGATTGATAGTGCTATGCCAGAGATTCCAGCACCAGCAGAATTGCCAAAAGAAACTGGTGGTGTGTTGCCTTTCTAACAATTTGATGAGAAATGTTAAATAGCAATAATATTACTGCTCTTTTTTAATGACAAGATCTGTACCTAGAAAAAAACAAAAAGATAATCAAGATAAGTTTTTCTTGTATGTTATCTTTTTTCATCTCTTCACTGCTATTTCTAACATCTTTAAAGATTGATGCCTGAAATTAGTGATGTAAAAATCAATGAGATTGGTATTCCTCCAGTCAGGAGTATCTTTACTGGTCTCCCTGAACCAGTCATTACAAATGTATCACCACCAGTTACTGTTACTATAGGAACTCCTATTATTAATGTGCCGGGGTGTGTGGAATATAATCCAAATGGTCCTGGGGTTGATAATGACCCTAATGGAAACAGGGTGATATGTGATGCCACTGTGCCATCATTTAATCCTATGGATTATGATCCTGATGAGATGGTGATGACTGGTCCACCAGAACCTGTTCCTTCTTATGAGGGTGATACACTGGAGATGCCAAAGACCCCAACATTAGATATACCACCAGGAGCACCTCCTGTTACTTCTATTGTAAATCGGGAGGAGAAAGAAGAACCTGTAGAGGTAATCGAAGAACCATCATTTGTAGAAAAATACTTGCCGTCAGCACAAGAAGTATCAACAACAGTTACTATTGCTGTCGCAGCAGCAACAGCAGCAGTGTTTGGTAAACCACTAGCAGATTTGATATTAAAACTTATCAAACCAGCAGTCAAGAAAATAATCAAGAAAGTACAAGATAAGATGGGTGCTAAGGAAGTGGTGCTTTCTGTTGCTGAGAGACGCCAGTTGCAGAGGGATTTAAGGAAGTAGGAATAGAATGACGGTGTGGAGCAATAGCATTCTTATTCATCACTGTCACGTCAGCACATAACTTTGCCATCTCTGTGCCGGGGGTGAACATAATTCCCTCTTTCATTAGATTTCCACAAGTCTTAAGTCTAGCCAGTTCAAAATCTAATCTTTTATTAGCAGTCAGTTGTTGCTGTAAAGCAATCTGTGTTGCTGCTGCTTGTTTACATTGTTCTTGTAGTTTTTTGTCTAATGGTCTGGACCATGTAGCGGAGAATCCAACACCTAGACTATAGTTATCTTTCTGTCCGGTTCTTGTATTTTTGTAGAAGATAACATCACCGGGATTATCTAACACACCATCCTCATTTAGATCACTAACATCATATACAGGGTCTTGATAGTATGGTTCATATGGTCTGGCAGATGATACACTGCCCGTTACATATGGAGTGAAGTTTAGAGTAGGTCCCTGACACTGGATCCCACCGCCGTAAGTGTTTGTGATGTATGGACCCTGTAAAACCTGTATTGCCTGATTAGTAACAGAACCTGAAGAGTTAGCAACAGGATTAGCTGTGGCGCTAACACCACCCACAGTATTAGCCAATGCTTGAGATGGTGATAATACACTTAAAATTATTGAGAAAAAATAGAGGTGGTATCGGTTATGCTTTCTATTATTGTTTCTCTTTGAATAATCGTCTGGTTTTGTAGTCCTGGTCCTTGATAGGATTCTGTGAATTGAAATGCTGCTCCAGGATTTGATTGTTTCCAGGTTTGATTTCCTTGTAATCCTGTCCATGTCGAAGTCACTCCGTCTATAGTATTAGTTCCCGCAGTTGATGGGGTTAAATTGATTGTTCCACTCGCAGTTTCTACATTACTTCCGGTTACAGAATATTGATAACCAGTAGAGTAATCCATCGAGTTAATGGTTTCTGTAATCTTTTGTGTCGTTTCGGTATGACTCGTCATAGAGCCTTGGGTAAAGTTAGGCACGACTGGGACAGCTTGTGCTGCTCCATGTGCCATACCAAGAATCAATCCGAGACCGATTGCTTCTTGTAGTCTTGTCATCAGTCAAAAATAGATACTTCAGATACAAATTGTCCGATAGCAGATGTGCCAGCACCACCAGCACCTACAGTGATAGCACCATCTGTTGTGATAGTACCAGTAGGAGTACCAGTTCCAGCAGCAGTAGAGGTAAGATCGCCAAAGTTAGCAACATCACCAACACTTACAGCAGCAGAAGGAATAGCATCACCAGCAGTAAAGGAGTTTGAGAAACTGAATGTAGTACCATCAGTTGTTTGATATGCTGTAGGAACAGAACCAGGAGCAACACCGCTGGAAAGAGTTCCAAGACCACCTACAGAATAATCGGCAGATGCTTTTGAACCACCACCAACATCGAGAGTTACACCATTACCGGATACAGAGTAGGAGTTTCCAACTCTTACTGCTCTGGTAGCAGCAGCATCAACCGTTAGTTGAACACTAGATGAAAGTTTATGTGTAAGGGCACCGGCATTTGCTGCTGTACCTGTCATCAATAACATTCCAAAAGCAATTAATGCTTTTTTCATTTGAAGGATTATATGTATAACTGAGATTATTTATGATTCTGATTAGCATAAATAAAACGAATTCGTAAAATTGAAATGAACGAACAACAAAATCATTTAACACAACTCATTGAGCAAAGATCCAAACTTGCATCAGATTTAGAAGCACTTGGAAATCAATCTACAAGAACCAGAGAGTTGTTCTTGAAAACGCAAGGTGCGATTGAATATCTGGAAGCAGTCGGAGTTACACTGCCAGAACCAGAAGTCACCGAAGAAGAAGTAGAAAAAGAGATTGAGGAAGTAAATTGATTTATGAGTGAAAGAAAAGAACATATTGTCCATATGAAACAATTAATAGGACAAAAAGATAGACTTATAGGACAATTAGAGCAAACACAATCTCAGTTATCAAAAATTAAAGAACTTATATCTAAAACTCAAGGTGCTATTGAGTATCTGGAAGCTATTGGCATTCCCCAATCTGATGAGGAAGATGTGAAAATGGAAGAAACTTTAAAAGAAAATGAAACT